GATAGCCAAACTGGCTTGTCGAGTACATCAGTATTAGAGGGAATGGGTTTTGGATTCCAAATTGGAGAGATTGAGTTAGGAAATAATGATAGGGTAGAGGGTTGGAGAATAATGAAAAGTTATCTTTCACACAAACCCTATGAGGACCCTATGATGAAATACTTTAGAAGTTGTGGTAACATAATAAGGACTATACCCCAGTTGATATATTATCAATCGAGGTCTGGTAATGTGAGTAAGAAGGAAGACTTGGATTGTTTTATTGCTGGAACAAAAGTGAAAACGCTATATGGTGAAAAGAATATAGAAAATATCAGAGTTGGAGATTATGTATATACCCCCATTGGATACAAAGGGGTTATTAAAGACGGAATAAGTGGTATTTCACATGGAACATCATGGATAATCTGTTCTGATGGAACAAGACTAGAGGGTACGCCAGACCATAAAATATTTATACAGAACAAGGGATTAGTAGAGTTGAAATCTGTGGTTGTAGGTGATATACTACAAGAGAAGAACATATATCTATGGAAACAAAGAAAATCTGGTACAAAGGAATATTATATTGCAGATATCCCTCACGTGGATACTATAATCCGAATGGTAGTTATCTTAAAAATGGCTATACGTCGCTACATAGGCAGGTCTATATCGACAATTTTGGAGAAATTCCAAAAGGTATGGCAGTGCATCACAAAGATGGTAATAAGGATAATAATGAAATCTCAAATCTTGAACTCATGGATAGAATCATTCACTGCCAATTGCATTTCAAGAAAAGAAAAGACCTACAAAAAAGACTTAAAGCATGGAGAAATTCTGAAGAAGGAAAACGAATTCTATCAGACAATGCCAGAAAAATGCACGAGAGAACACCGATTATATCCAGTACGTGCAAACATTGTGGAAAGCCTTTTGAGACGAAAACTTTCAACAAAAGATACTGCTCTAAAGAGTGTCAATATCTTAATAGGGTGGATATACAAAAACCTAAAGAGTGTGCCATTTGTGGAAAGATGTTTAAGTCATTTGATAAAAGAGTTAGAACCTGTTCATATAGTTGCGGTTGGGAGTTGCGAAGAAGACAAGGTAGTGTATAATTTAACCGTGGAAGATGCTCACTTGTATTACGCCAACGGGAAATTGGTTACGAATACAAGTCAAGAGGACCATTGCGCAGATGAAAACCGTTATCTGCTGGTCTCTTTAGACAGACTTCCTGACCGATTTGAAAGTAGTAATTCTTTTGAAATAGCCCATAGGAATTACCGCCCAAAATCAAGTTATTAAATAATTTTTATTTTTAGTAGTATGAATAAATACAAAATAAAGTTGGCAAGCAACTGGGACCGTAAGGAACCGTTTATTGCTGAGTGGGATTACGAGATGATTGGAGATAATCTAAGGGCAAAGTTCGATGTATATTTCGCAGAGCAAGAAAAATTGGCTGGTGCTTCCATGGGCGGAACAAAACAGCTTTTTAAAGGTGAATATGTTAAGAAGTTTATGATTCACGAGAAAATAAACCTGACTGACAATCCTGCAAACGGAAACTTGAGGTCTGTGTTTGTGTTAAAACCAGGTGAAGAGAAGACTATTGATGAGAGAGCAAAGAAGAGCTTGGCACCAAGATTTGAGTATAAAGAGAAAATCCTAAAGGATGGAACAAAAACTCATACTGACGGATTTATACTATTTACACCATTTGAAGGAAATACTATTGATGCTTCCGAAGTCAAGGAAACATTGCAAATTTCTGGTAATGATATAGAATATTTTGAAGAGGAGGAGAAAGTTGAAGAACCAGAATCAATTGAGATTAAGGTTGAGACTTTTTCATGTGAAAAGTGTGGAAAAGAATTTGACAGTGCTGCGAAACTAAGGGGACATAAAATGAGTTGTAAAGCATAATGAGAGAAGACATACGAATAGGCGAGGCAATATCTACGGATAATGTTCCTAATGTTTTTTGGCAGTGGTATACAGACAAGTGTAAAGAGTATGACCTATGTACAATGGAAGTAAAGAATGGAGAAATTCAGGTTGTTCGAGCTAAGACGGTAGTTAATGGACCAAAGGCTGTTGAACATCTTAAATATGGCAAAATAACCTCTGATAGTTCGGGAGAATTCTTAGAGAAGACATTCATTCCTAGATACAGTAGAGAACGGAACGAAATTATTTTGGAACAATAATCTTAAAAACTTAAAAAATGGAAAAAGTACTTCCTAAAAGACGTTATACGCAAGACGAGGCCGATGTTATTAGGCAGGTTAGAGAAGACTACACGTCTTCAAGAAATTCACGAAGTAGTAACTCATACCATCCAGAGAAAGACTGGAATAAAGTATGGGATGCTCAGGAGAAAGTAGATATAGGATATAGTGAATTACCAGATGAAGACGATTTTCAGTCAAATGTTAAGTCCCCTATGGCTTCAGGTAGAATTGAATCTACCATGCAGAAGCTCAGAAGACTAAATATCCAATATATAGTACGACCAAACGACGCAAAAGAACCACGAGATAAGAGAAAAGCTAGAGTAATACAAGAATTATTGAACAACTTATTCTCAAGAAAGAAGTTTAAGGCTAGATTAATGACATGGTTTAAGGATTGTCTTACACACGGCTCTGCATTTATGCACGTTTACTATCTCAGAAAAAAGAGAACTGTGAAAATGCCAAATGTAGATGTTTCTAGCATGACCGAGGAAGAGAAAATAAAATTAAGCAACAAAGAGAGGGTATATACAGAGGAAGTTGTCTATGATTATGACGACATTGCGTTTGAACCAGTAAAAAGACAGGAAATCTACGAGGACCCATCGGCTAGAAACCTCCACGGAACAAGCTATGAGGCACAATGGATTATACGAAGAATGTTACCATCTCTTTCTCAGTTTAAGGCAATGTTTAGTGCTGACCCTGACGCAAAGAATGTAAGTAAGGTAAGACCTATTTCTTTTTATGGAGATAGCGATACACCATTCTTTGAACCACCTAAGGATACTACAGATGCAAACTGTGTAGAGTTGCTTCACTACTATAACAAGGCAGAGGATAGGTATGTTGTTGTAGCAAATGACGTTTTGATTAAGGATGTACCACTTCCATACAAGCACAAACAGTTACCATACGTTAAAATAGACGCTTATGAGGTATTACACCAGTTCAATAGTATGGGTATTCCAGATAAGACTAAGAATATACAGGCAGAGGAAGAAATCCTCAAGAATATGCAGTACGATAGACTTCATATCACTGGGAATCCTATAGTTAAGGTTAAAAAATCAATCTATGGAGAGTTCAGTAAGGCATACCAGAACGCAGAACCAGGATTAATGATACCAGTAAATAATCAGGATGATGTACAGACACTCGACTATCCAGCACAGACCTATGATATGTTCAAAGCACTAGAAATGATTGATAGAGACGCTGTTACAGCTACTCAAATAGACCCAATTCAAATGGGGATGAGTCAGAAGTATGTTTCGGCGACTACAAGTATGTTCACAAAGGAACAGTCAGATGCATTTATTGCTTCTTTGATAGATATTTGGACAGAGCCATTGATTATAGCTGGTGAAATGTGTGTTTCTTTAATGAGCCAGTTTTATCCTATCCCTAAGATTGAGAAGGCTGGAAAGACTGCTAAAAATAAGAACATTAGATTGCTTGATATAGAAATAAATCCAAAAACACTAGAGGTCAGAGAAAAGAGAGGAAAGTATAGCTACTTAGAGATTAAACCAGAGTTCTTTAATATTAATGGAGACTGGGAGATTGAAATAGCCCCAGAGAGTGTAGAGGTTCAGAGTAAGGCTATTGAGGCACAGAAAACACAGGCTATGATAGCTCAATTAGCGCCATTCTTTATTGACCCTAACGACCCAAAGAGCGTTATGTCAAATCCACAAGGTTGGATTGATGGGCCTAAAGTACTCGCTGACTATCTACAGACTATGGGTAAGTCCCAAGAGTTCATGGCAGTATCAATAGAAGACGAAGACATTTCAGCAGAGAGAGCAGAATTACAGGGAAAGAAACTACAGGCTGGAGAAGTTGTACCAGGAATCGCAGGAGAGCCAGAAGTTCATGTATGGGTTCACGTGGAACAAATGAGAATATTAAATGGTAAGAAGAAGAACATCGAGAAGCAATTTGACGAATTCCCACCAGAGTTTATGGAGTTAGCAATGCAAACACCAGAGGCACAAGAGATGATTAAGTTAGACCAGATACTACAGTTGTACGTTGAGCATTTAATGGCTGATACACAACCAAAAGTAATGGATGCACCACAGGTAATGAAGGATACTCAACCAAAGCAAGCAGAAGTCCCTATGCCATCTGGGTTAAGTCCAGCAGGAGGTTCACAACCACCAATGCCAGTGGGAGGAAACCAACAGAATGGAATGACACCACCTCCACAGAATGAGATGCCACAGGGTAGACCACCAATGGCCGCACAATAATTTAAGTAGTAGTAACTATGAAGAATAAAACCGTATCTGTCAAAAAGATAGATGTACAAAACTTATCCAACGAACAATTGGCCTTGTTAATAGATTTAAAGAGCAATCCTGTATATAAGGTATTAGAAACACTAGCTCAAGACTATAAAGTAAGACGAGCCTTTGAATCCCTTGAATCAAACAACCTCGATGAGATAAGGGTATTGAGTGGTGCTAATATAGGAGTTGGCTTTATTATGGATAGTGTAGAGAGGGCAAAGGAAGAATTAAACGACAGGGGAAGTAATGAAATTATAGAAGAGAAAGTTGACAACGAGGAAATAATAAAATAATATGATTTGTAAGAAATAGTAAATAGCTCTTTAGATTTAAGTAGTAAATAAATTTTTCATAAAACAAAAGATGGACGAAGAGAATAAAGTGGTTCAAACCACGACCTCTCCTGAACCTATCGTGGAGACAGCTCCAGAGGTTCAAGAGAACGTTAGTGTGAGCGATACCGATACCCAACCAATCAGTGAGGTTGACGTAGAAAACAAAGAAACTGATAGTGAACAGCCTGAAGTAACTGTTTCACAAGAGGAATTGAATAGAAAGGCCGAGAGAGAGAAATATGCGAAATTGGAAAAGGATAACAATGAACTTCAACAAAGGGCGAAAATGTTAGAGGCACTTGACCGTGCAGCTGCAAATGACCCTGAGTTTATGAGACTAGCAAATAAAAAGTTAGTAGACCAAGGATTGTTAGATGAGTCTGTATTAAGAGATTTGGACAGTACTCCCCAGGTAAAAACTGACGGATTAACTGAGAACCCAGATATTCAATACGCAAGACAATTAAGACTTGAAGCACAGGCTAAAGAAGAGAAGTTCTTTCAAGATTTTGAAGGGAAACACGCTGATTTAGTTGAAGGGACACCTGAAGTTGTTTCTGCAAATCGAAGTGCAATTGGTGCAGTCGCTGCAAAACAAATAAGACAGGGAGTTTCAAAAGAAGATGCTTTCGAGTATGCCTATAAACTTGTAATGAACCCTAATCAATTAGTTGAGGACGGAAAGTTACAGGGATTGGCACAAATGCAATCAGTATCTACGACTGAAGGAGCGGCCTCAGGAGGCGTTGCAAATAACTCAAGTTCTGGTGCATTAACACAAGAGCAAAAGGAAATGGCAAGGCGAATGGGCGTTTCAGAAGAAGCATACGCAAAACAATTAGGAGAGTAATCTTCTAATATTTTAATTTAGAAAATTTAATATCATGTACGGAGCAAAAGTAGTCGGTTCCTTATGGGGACTCGACAGAGTTTCGAGAGAATTCAATGCTGCGGGAACATTTGCAGCAGGAGATTTCGTAATGTTGGATGAATCCACAGGAGAAGTTGTAGTTGCTACAGCAGGTTCTAGCATTTTGGGTGTTGCAAATGAAGCAGCAACAAATGCGAGTACAAAGGTATCAGTTGATATCACTCCAGGAATGTTAGTTCTTATGGATAATGATAATGCAGTTGAGACTTTCGCAGCAACTCATGTTGGAGAATGGGGAGATTTTACTGGTGGAACTGGTGCAATGCAGGTTGACTCAAATACATTGAGTTCTACAAAGGCACAGGTTCAATGTTTGGAATATAACCCACAAGGTTATGGATTTGATAGTGATACAAGTATTGGGTTGTTCTTTGTTGCAGAGAGACAGATTTCTGAGCAAGCAGCAGCATAAGGTTAGTTTTAATTTATTTTAGTAATTAATAAGATGGCAAATGGTAATTTATTAGCACCTGCTACAGTTGTTAAAAACGCAAACTTGGTTGACCCAGGAATAAAAGCAGTAATGGCTGATGAGTACAAGATGCTGGAAGGAAACTTTGCAAAAATTTTCAAGACAGTAGAAATGAGAACAATCTCGGAAGAGTTCTCTGGTTACTCAGGGCTTGGTGATATTCCTTTGGTTGCAGAAACCGAGGAAATTGGTGAAGATACAGATATTCATACATACAACACGACACTCACGACCTATAAGTATGCACAGAATAAATCTATATCATGGGAATTACTCGAAGATGATATTCAGAAGGTTATCGGAAAAACTTCAGATATGTCTAGAGCAATGATAAGAAAAATCGAAAAGTTAGGTGCAGGAATATTTAACAAAGCATTTAATACTTCATACACTTCATACGGTGATGGACTTCCACTATGCTCAACTCTTCACACAAGAGCTGATGGTGGAGCTACACAGAGTAATGCAAGTGCAACAAGTATCGCTTTGACTGAGACAAATCTTGAGACAGCTATTCTCGCAATGAGAAATCAGTTGGATGATAGAGGAAACTTGGTTTCAATAGTTCCTAATACTTTATTGGTACCTCCTGCTCTTGAAAAAGAAGCAATCGAGATAACTAAGAGTATGAACAGAAGTGGAACAGCAGACAACGATATCAATGTGAACAACATGAAAGAATATACTGGTGGACAACTAAACGTAATCGTTTGGGATTACCTTGGTGCAGCAGCTGGTGGTTCTGATACCGCATGGTTCTTACTTGCTATGAACAATCCTGCTTATGGAATAAGTGTTGGTTGGAGACATAAACCAGAAGTCAAGAAACTTGACGAATCAGTTGGTGTTAAAAATCAAGTTATGTACTGGCAGTATTACTTCAGAATAGCTTTGGGATGGTTGAACTGGAGAGCAGTTTGGGGTTCACAAGGTACTGGAGCAGGTTATAGTTCTTAGGTTGTAATTTAGCTCTTTAATTGCTGATAGAAATCAGACGAGTGGTTGGCGTAACCCACTGAATTTAAGTTTTTAGGGAGAAATACCATAATGTCAAAAACACATGTAGGTATTTTAGAAGTCGACCAAGTTTCTTCCTTACCAAATCTAAAAGCCAATAGGGGTGGATTCGGTTTCGAGAGTACGACCCCAAAGTATTGGGATGGTACATCATGGTCTTCTTTTTCAGGAACAGGTTCTGGGATAAGTACCTGGGACGAGCTTTATGATACAGATAAAGCAATGGTAATAGACGAGGCAACAGGCGTAACTTGGACAAAGACTGCAGCTGCAGGAGATGCATTTACCCTTGCGGGTGGAGCAGCTTCAACAGGAGATTTACTCCAGTTTAGCAATGCAGGAAGTGGTTCCGATATTAAGGGAACTTCTGACACATGGTCAGTTTCAAGCGCAGGTGCGTTGTTAGTAACATCTATTGCACATCCAACAACCGATACAGCATTGGCAATCGATGCCAACGGTTCTGGAAAAATAAGTCTTGGTACAACTTCTACAGGAGTAATTGAACTTCTAAGAAGTGTAACAATGCCAGCTTCAAAGTCTTTGACAATGGCTGGAGTAGATGGCTCAAACATTCTTGTCTTAACGGCAGGTGATGTTTCAGTAGCAAATGGAAGCGTAACAGTTGTTGATACGGATAATGCAGTTTCAATTGCGTTAACGAACAACACAGTCACGACAGCGGGTTTAATCGCAGTAACTTCAACATCTTTAACAACTGGAGACGGTTTGTTAATGACAGCCAATGGGTTAACCTCAGGGAATATGATTTCCTTGGTAACTACGGCGTCTGGGTTGACTTCTGGAAAATATATTTCTGTCAATGACGGTAGTGTCAGATGGAGTATTGCAGCAGATGGTGCAACATTGATTGCAACTGGAGTAAACTCTACGAAGGCATTGGAAATAACAGGTATTCAGACTTCTGAGAATGTTATAACAGTAACTTCAAGTGGCGTAACAGCAGATGATAAGGCAATAATGCTTATCAATTCTTCTGGAAATTCAGCAGCAGGTTCTAATCAGATTAGAATAGCCCCAAGTGGGACTCCAGTCGAAGCCTCTGTTGGTATTGAATTTGTAGGTGCTTCAAAGTTAATGCGAGCTATGGTTTTAGATGGAGATTCTGTCGATAACTCAGTAGTTGCAATTAATGGTGGTGGAGCATTGGCGTCTGATAAAGCAGTATTGGAAGTAACTAATGACGGAAATCTAGCATCAGGTGGAAACCTCGCAAGATTCAGTATTGGTGGAACTCCAAACGCTGCGGCAATTGGTATAGAAGTAGTTGGTGCTGGAAAAGCACTTACGGCTTTATATGTAGATTCCGACCCAACAGCAAGTTCAACCGCAGTAATTAATGGTGGTGGTGTATTAACCAATGGGTTTGCAGTACTCACTGTTTCTTCAGACGGTGCTCTAGCAAGTGGTGGAAACACATTTAAGGTAGCAACAGCTGGAACTCCAGCAAGTGGTGCAATGTATGCAGAGTTTGACTTCACTGGAATCACCGATACTAACGAAAACGTTGGTGTTAAGATTGATGCAACAGGTAAGAAAGTTCAGGCTTTAAGTATAATTGCAGCTCCAATAGCAAACTCAGTAGCCTTAATACAGGCAGGAGCAGCGCTAGCAGCTGACAAGGCTGTTGTGGAGATAGTTTCTGTACCAACAACTAACAATGCAGACTCTGCAGTGGTTAGATTGGAACAGACTCATACCGCAGGTGGTGCAAATATATTGCATATGGTGCAAAACGATGTAGACAAACCATTCATTGGATTTGAGACTACAGTCGGTACAGGAAATGCAATTCAAGCTGTCGCAGCTTTGAACCTTACAGCTACTCACTATATCATGGTTGATATAGAGGGAGTTGGTACAAGGTACTTTGCAGTAGGTACATTAGCTTAACAGCTAGTTAGTACGACCAGGTGGATTAGGGGGTGGGCAACCATCCCCTTTTCTGTTATAGGGCGTTGAGAAGATTGTTTGATTGGGGTATAATTCACCTAGTAATATAAATTTATTCTATTTTTCTATGAAGATTGCTAATTCAATATTTGACACCCTAAAAGTAGGTGCCATAAACGAGTTAATTGCTCAGCCATTACCAATCTCTGAGGCTTATAGTCTTATGAAGTTTGTTAAAGAGTTGGGGGAGAAGGAAGCTGTTTACAGAGAAGCAAAG